GGTTCCAGCCATACTGCACAGTGATTGGCCACGCCTGATGCCTGCCTGTCTCCTAGGCTGTGAATTGACATGAGGATTACATCTGAGGTCTGCATATGGTCTCCCCATTTATCAGACCGAGGGAAATCTAGCAGCTCAAATCCTTCCTTACGGAAGTTGTCCACAAACAAGTCATGTCCTTCTCTTTCCCACCCTTCCCATCGAGCGTAAGTATTCTCAACTGTAATATTTTCCATAGTTTTGAAATACTTAGTCAAGGTAGTAAGGCAATCTGCATCTCCGTACTTAAAGTCAGTACCAATTAGGTGGTCATATTTCCCATCAAACATTAGATAGTCACCGAAGGAAATTCAGGTTTCAAGAACTGACGAGCAGGGATTTGGCCCTCTTGTCTATCAGACAAGCTTCGCATTTCAGCTGTAATAAGCTCACCTAACCCTGTAATCTGCGCGATATACCAAGTGTTCTTCTCTGATACTGGAGGGTCAGCTTCTAGGTTAGCGGGTTTAATCTTGTAACGAACAACCTTCGCTCCCTCCAGATGTCCTTCTGCGACAGGCACATGGAATACATCAAGGGGATTACCAATTGTTAAGGTGGGCCGAATGCGTTGCTCACCTGATGTACGCTTGACACCAGATACTTTAATGAATGTAGGGCTGAATACCCAAGGTTCTGCGGAGGCATCAGTTGGGTGCCAAAGATACTCTCTACCTGAATGGCCTCTGATTTTTGTACCATTGATTAAAGTAATGTCGTATAGCTCAATAAACTGCTGGGGGTTCAGTTTTAAACTGTCTTCCTTATGGGAAGTTGGGATTGTAGACATTAGGCAGGGTGCTCTCTAAATTTGACTTCGATATTCGTAACTTTCCCGAGGTTACCTTGTACTTGGGGGATTGTAAAGGGTGTGTCAAATTTAACTGTCACATTTCCAAAGAAAGGATGAGGATAAATGAAGGTCTTCCATGTACCATGTGCTTTATAAAACTCCCAAAGAGCAATTACATTGTGCTCAGGGTTGACAGTTCCTGCTGAGTCAGCAGTCTCGTCAGGTAAAAACTCATATCCTAAGACGGGAAATGTTAAGGTGAATAATCTAAGCATAGGTTCAGAAGGCTCGGCAGAGAACCTAAACCCGCTCTTTAGCTCAATGCTTGAACTATTGTCATCTACGGTCATAGCTGGATTGCCATGGAATGGGAAATTGAATGTTTGCATTACATCATCGCGTGTTTAATTAGTCGCTTAGTCTGACCACCTGTTGCGATGTCCTGACCAATAACGTGAAGAATATCATCTGGCCCAAGAGAAGGTTTCTCATCTGGAGCCATTACATATACATTCACTTCCTTCGAACCTGACTCAGGTAGAGCCACAGCTGTGACTTCACGATTATCAAGAGCTGCTGCCCCCATAGAATTTAGAGCGTGTAATTTATCGCTTCCGATACTCGCTGCGGCAGAATTACGGATAACATACTCACCCGCTTGTGCCATAATAGGTACAGAGTCCCTGCCTGTCAAACCTAGACTAGGGATTTCTCCCCCACGAGCGTAACCTTTAACCTGTCCTCCAGTAGCGAAGCCTTTAACCTCCCCGCCTGTTGCAAAGGTTTGTGGTGAGAAACCAAAGGCTGCGAATAACTGCTTGATAGCGAAGATAGCTACTTGCTCAGCAAGAATTTTAAGGATAGCTTTCAGGATAGACTCAGCCATGTCTCCAAAGGCTTCCCCTACAGACTTTGCCCCAGTTGCCATATCGAATAAGGCATCTCCAAGAGAGTCGGTTGCGACCTGCCCTACTTCAACGACCTTATCTGCAAAGTTATCAGATGTCAGGGTTGCCTCTTCCAATTTATCGAGGTAATCTTGTAACCCGTTGGTTAACCCTTCAATCCAAGTGTATTGAGCAGGAGCAGAAGCACCAGTTATTGCGCCTATCTCTCTTTCTAGGTCTCTGATTTCCCCAGTGACTTCAACGACTTCTCTTTTCTTAGAAGAAATATCCTCTTGTATTTTAGCCTGCTGTCTGGTCAGCTCATTCATCTCTGTTTGAGCAGCCTTAGCTTCGTTCTGTGATGTAGAATTATCCCCACCATTGTAGTTTGATAGAACGGTTTGAAGCTCTGCCATACGGGCATCTATTCTGGCTTTCTCAGCAGCTAGCTGGGCTTGCTGAGCCTGTAATTCAAAAGTTCTTTCGCCTTTCAGAAGATTAAGCTCTTCCCTCATGGCTTTTATCTCAGCCTCTTGAACCTTTCTATCCATCTGGCGTCTGTGAACATCACTAAACTGATGTGACACCCCATCTGCATCCATAGCATCACGAGCAGCTTGGGCATCTCTAACAGGTTCTTGGAAAGCAGCAACCTTTTCATCAAAGGCGATACGTGCTTCATCAAACGATGCAGTAAGTTTGGTTAAACTATCACGGATAGCAGGCGTCTGCTTCTGGTCTAAATCTTGGTGAAGGCCACTAAAGCTATCAGATAGGCGCACTCTTTCAGTTGCAAAATCTTGGTGTAGCAAGTCCATCTGTAGGGGTAGCTGACCTAATTTATTTCTATAATCAAACTTAAGCTTAGCCTCACGCTGGTTCTCCAAATCTGTCTGTAAGGCGAATGCTTTATCTCTAGCAAGTTTGATTTCAGCGACAGAACTATCCGCATCCACGAGAGCTTTCTCAGCAGAAATCTTCTTCTTTAAGGTGTTAATTCTTGAAGAGAATAGGCTATTAGTTTCCTCAACAGTTCTAGCTAGGTCTGACTTATCAAAAGCATCCACAATTTTCTGACGCTCAGCAGCTTCCTGACGACCAAGGGCTTCTAACTTAGCTGTGCGAACAGCTCCAGCTGTTGAAGTTCTATCCATTTCAGCGACCAGTTGTTGGCGCTCGGCAAGCTGTTTCTGGTCAAGAGCCGCAAGAATTTCATCACGAGAAATCTGTTGATCTACAGCAGATTGGGATACTTTCTCACCTCTTAACATATTATCAATCTCAGCCTGAGCTGCATCCATGCGAAGACGGTGTAGTTCTGACTGCTCACGAACCTGCTCATCACTAAGCTTCAAGAACTGGCTAACTGTATGTCTCAGACCTTCATATTCTTTAGTGAAGTCTGACGCATCAAATAACGCTTTATCTTCATCCGAGAAACTGTCACGAGCACCAGAGAAGTCTTTTTTAAGTTCCTCTAGTAAAGCTGCTGCTCCATCTTTATCGTTACTACCTCTCAAGGCCGAGAACTTTACTTTATCTCCCTGTAAGTCCAAAGATAACTTAGAAAATATAGCATTATCAGACTCAAAGTTTACCTGTGCAAGTTCCTTTCTCTTAGCCTCCATATCAGATACAATGTTTTTCATAACATCAACTTGGTTAGTTAAACCTTCTAATGAAGCTCTCTCCTTCTTTAATCTAAACTCTTCTAGCTCAGAGAAGTCATCATTAACAGCACCCTCTGTTAACCTATCAATAACTTTAGATAACCTACCACTGAGGTGTTGACTGAACTGTCCCAATTGCTCAACGTACTCATTAAACTCTTCTTCATTACTGGCAGATGGGGGAGAAACTGATAAGCTTTTTCTGAAAGATTGAATAACCTCGTCATCGTCCAGAGAGGTATCACTACGTCTTTTAAAAGGATTGAGGGAGGTCGTACCTAAATCAAACTGCCTTTCTAAAAGTTTTTGTTCTGCTTTCAATAATGAACCAGAGTCTAATAAGGATGCTTTCAGTTCCACTTCCTGTAGCTCATACATAACATCTCGTAGACGTTCAAGTTCAGGGATTAGGTTACCAAGGGAGCCTGTCGTGAAGTCAAAGTTAGCGCCTAAGTCTTTGAATTTATGCTGCAACTCAAGGGCAATGTTATTCACGGCTTGCATAGAGGTCTCAGCCCCAAAATGACGTTCTGTTAATCTACTAATCTCTTTGTTAATTGAGACAATATTCTGCGCGTAGGTATCATACTTACCTTTCGACTCATCCAGTTTAGATTGTAATTCATCAATAGAGGTAGTGAAAGCGTCTACCCCTGCTGATACAGCCACGGCAGCTGCTGTTACAGCAATCAATCCTAAACCAATTGGGCCTAGAGCCAAAGTTAATGCACGTGCTCCTGTAGCTGTAGCTGCCATTGAGACGCGGGTTGCTACCAGTGATTTGATGTGTCCTAGTAACGCAGTGCTGGCAAGCATAGTCTTGACGCGCAGCGCAATCATTGAAACCCCTAGAGCAACTATAGTCGTAGTGAGAACAGGTACTACAGGCCCAAGTTGGTTTAGAGTTTGTAGTAAGAATGCCAAAGTATCGACAGCAATCTTAGAAACTTCAACTAATGGCCCTAAACCATTGTAGGCGACTGTACCAAATACTGATGCTAGACGAGCGCCTTTATTAGATAGAGACTCCATCTGGGTCGCATTAGCTTTCGCAGCTGCTTCCGATAGTAGGAAACGAGCGCGTAAGTCATCAATGGTTCCAGCGTTATTAGATAAGGCGGCGAAGGCTGCACCTGCTCTAACTTCAAGAACCTCAAGGGCGTCAGAGGTAGTGAAACCTGCATTTTGTAAGTTAGCAAGTACACCTGTAAACCCATGTAGTTTAACATCCACATCCTCTGTGGTTAGACCTAATTCTTTTAACCTAGCATTCAACTTATCACTAGGAGCTGCAAGAGCTGTCAAGATTTGACGTAGGCCCGTACCCAAGGTTGAACCAGCTCGGATACCAGAGTTAGCCATGGCACCTAATGTCGCAGTCAGTTCCCCAAAGGAGATGTTTTGTTCATTAGCGATGTTACCTGCGTACTGGAGACCAAGCGTTAATTTATCTAAGTTGAGCTTAGAGTTGTTAACCGCTGATGTGAAAGTGTTGGCCACGTTTCCAGCTTCTGATGCTCGTAGATTGAATACAGATAGTGTAGAGGTAACCAAATCCACCGTGGTGTTTAGGTCTGCGCCGACCGCCGTAGCTAATAAGGTGATACTTTGGATAGAGGACTCAATATCCGCTGTAGAGAAACCAGCCTGACCAAGAATGGTGGCTGCTTCCGCAACTTCCAAAGCAGTAAACTTAGTGACCTCAGATACGCCAATGATGGTATCTTTCAAACCACCCATGGCTTGGTCAGTTGTAGCTGTGATAGCTTGTAGCTGTGCAAACTGTCCGTCTAACTGTACGACGAACCTCCCTGCGTAAGCTAGCGTACTCAGAGCTAGACCCATGGCTGCGTAGTTAGCTAATAACTGAGCTTGAATTTTAAATAATGATGCCGCATCACGTTGAGGTCTAGGGTCTGCATTTTGAGCATTGAACTTTGTCTTGGCAACATTCAATCTGTTCTGAGCCGCAACGTGTTTATTAACCTCTAAGGTACTTGCACCTTCCAAGGTAA